CAAATCTAGTAACATTAACATCAATATCTTTAGTTGAAAAATAATTAAATGATTGAGTAACAGAAGATGTATACCAGTTAGCACCACCATTTGCTGGTAAGTAATAAGATGAAGTTACGCCTGTTGGTAAGCCTGTTGTTGTCCAAATATTCGTTTGGTTTGAGTTTCTATACCTCCAACTAGCACCATCTGTTGTAACAGGTACATTTGAAAATCTACCTGTACCCATGTCCCAACTTTCATAGATTGGGTGTACTTCTATATTAAAGTTAGTTGGAATACTCTCAACATGAGCATTATATAGTTTTAAAGAGGCTGTGAAATTTGCTCCTGATTTAGAAATAGCATCAGCTATGTCAGAGTTATCAAATTTAATTAAGACACGACTAACTGATGAAGATGCATATAGGTTAGACTCATTCTTAGATAAGTCTAATATAGAGTCTAACCCAGCATTTAAAGTATTATACTCTGAGTATATTGTTGTGTCCTGTGAAGGAAATATTTTGTAAACACCCATTTATATTAGTATTATTCTAGTATAAATATGGGATAATCACAGAGATTAAGCTAATAAATGATGATATTCTTTAAAGTGCTTAATACGATCAGCTAAACCAATAGTACCACCATTAACACGTTTAGTAATTTTCGTTACAACTGCGTCAGTAGCGCCTTCATCAGCTATCTTATGTAAGCCATTTTTATTAAAGAACCAAGCAGCTGATAATAAAGCATATTTGTCTGCTACTGATGTTGGATCTTTTGTTAAGTCTTCATTAATAGATTTACCAAATGCTGTGTAGTTATCTTTACCTGTTAACTGGATGTAACCACGGCCACAGAATTTAGCGCCATCACCTGATGATTCAGGGCCATTACCCATTCTATTACCATATACTTTGTTGGCAATTTTTTCAGGTTGTCTAGCGTATGATGCAGCGGCTGCTTCTGTTGGGAAATATTTTTTAAATGTATTTGCTAAACCTTTAGCACTGTAGTTTAAGTTTTCTTTAGTTAGTCTGAATCCGCCTGATTCATGACCACATTGAGCTAAAAAGTGAGCTAAACGTAGTGGAGTGTTGATTTGGAATTTTTCCATTACTCCTGGGATTTGGGCGATTACTTTGTCAGGAACATGTCCTTTTAATTTGTCTAAATTCATATTTTAATTTTTAGTAAGTTACTACTCTACCATAAATATCAGTGTCAGGATATCTTACCTCAAAAATCATTGGATCAATTGATGGATATACAACACCTTGTTTTGTAGCTGATTTAATATCATATCCGTAAGGAGAATAATTACCTCCTACCAAGTTACTTATATCAACTTTAATTACTGATTGAACACCTTGTACAGCGCCAATTAAATTATAAATGTCAGAATAAATAACTGGTTGGTTTATTTGCCATTTAGATATATCAAAATAATCTTTTAAAACATTAATACATTTAGTTAATATTTCTTGTGAGTTATAAGCTGGTAATACAGTTATATCAAAATTAACTTTAATATTAGCGTAGTAAGCATCTTTAATAATAACAGCGTCACTCATCATCTTATTATATGATAAGTATGTTTTTAAATTCTGTTTCATAGCATTAGACGCTCTAGTTAGTTTACCATCTAAATTAGTTGATAAAATATAAACTGAAAGTGCTAATGGATTACTTGTGATAAAATTTTGTCTATCTGTATCATTAGTTACTAAATAATCTTGTGCTACATAAGCTTTGCTTACATAACCATATTTAGAAGGTAAAGATAAAGTACGAACTAAATAGTCAGCTTTAGTTACGTTTCTATTTTGTGTTGGAAAGTTAGCTAAAGTTTGTAAACGAATTTCTTCAATTGATTCACCAGGACCACCACCTGATGAAGGTTGTGGATTGTTAAAACGAACTGAATCTCTAACTATGGTAACTATAGATGAATTTAAATTATATGAATTGATATCAGTCTCTACAGTTTGATTTAATCCAATATCATTCACTGGTAGGTTAGTTTCAATACCACCACCTACTAAGTAGGTTACTGTTAAAGTAGTATTTGAAGGAGCAATACCATATTCATTAGTGTACATGAAGTTAGATGGATCATAAGCCATAAACATTTTATCAACTCCATCCACTAAACCTAAACCAACATTATCTGGGTTTGGAATAATTACTTCATCTGGTGATGATGTAACTCCACTACCAAATTCTAATTGTAAAGTATTATCATCAGAGAAACGAGTGACAAAACGTCTATCTACTTTTTTAAGACGTAATAAGAAACGAGCACTATCATCATCATTATAGTAGTTAGGTTCATTTACAGGTAAGTTAAGCGACTCATCAAATATTGTATCTTGAGCTAAATACGGTACCTCATACCAAGTATTATTATCACTATCTGTTATTTGCATTACCTCAATAATATTATTATCAACTATCTCAACAGTTGGAAATTGTTCAGGATTACCAAAAGCAAATGTAGTTGTTTTGATTTGTCCAGATACAGCTTCAACTTGTTTTTTAACTAAGTAATATTGTATATTTGAAGTACCTGTAAAAAATTGATATGGCGTGACAGTTGTTGGATCAAATGAAGATGAGAATCCAAAATCAACTAAATCTTGAGTTATAAATGTAATATTAGGTTTAGATATAGAACTAATAGAAGAATTTTTTTGTACTTTTAAAGCATATCTCCAATCAGGTCTATAATTAGGTGCTCCTGTTGATGGTAATAATTGAAATATATCTAGAAAAACAGAAGCGGTTTTTGTTACTTTAGGTCTATAACCTAAAGCATAAGCTAAAGCAATAATGTTTTTTCTCTCTTGAGCGTATAATAATAATGATTCTTGTAACTGATTATCAGCATAGAATGATAATACATCACCTACATAAGCAGCCATTTCGATGAACATATTACCTGGAGCAGATGGACTGAAGTCCATATAACTGTTCTTGAAGTATGTTCTAGCATAATTGATTAAGTCCTGTTTTAAGGTACTAAAATCTTTATCATAATATTTTATATCAGGTACGTTTGCCATTATTGTTTGCTTAATTCAGTTGTTGACACATTTAATACTAAAGTATCATTTTGGTTATTTATTGAGTAATCTAAAATTATATTCACAGCGTTTCTATCTGAGAATTTCTTGATAATTAGATTATTGATTATAATATTAGGTACATAAGCTATAATTTCTTGTTCTAGTCTAGCAGCTACACTATCGAATGATGTATCTGGTTCAAATAGGGATGCTCTTAAATCTCCTCCAAATGTTGGATCAAAAAATCGTTCACCTTTATTTGTTAATATATAATTAACTAGGTTAGATTTAACTTGTTCTTTAGTTGTAGTTGTATTGTAAAAAATAGCGTCATCATTGTTAAATAAAACACTGATACCTATTCCTTTAGGTTGACCTATGTCTTGAGGATTAAGGCGATATGTTGGTCTGTTTAGCATTATATTTGTCCTTCTTGTTTCATTTTAGCCATTATACCAGTAAAGTCAGGTACAGCGTCTATTCTAACAGCGTTGATATCTCCAGCAGGTCTAGTATTAGCAAACATTTCGTTCACACTATTTACCACTACAGGCTCAGCGCCCATCATATGACCTCCAAAACCCATAGCGTTACTTGAATTCATATCAGCTACAGAGCGCCATTCACCACTATTAGCAGTTTCATTTAATATATCATTTAAGATATTGTTATTAGTGAATGATGCGGGTTTGGATGGCTGTGTAGGTTTGGCAGGTCTTATAGATTCAACCATAGAATTCTTGACAGTTGTTTTATTGGTCTCTGCCACAACTGGCTTAGGGGCTGGCGCCTCTAGCAAAATTCCTAGCTCTTCCCTTACAACAGCTTGCACTTCTTCACGTACAACTTTTCTTAATAATTTTACGAATGTATCCGCTTTCATGATTATAAATATTTTATTATCCTAGTATTTGTTTAAGTTCATCAATTAATTTATCAGCTGATTTGAGTTTACTAGGAGCTGTTTGTGTTATTTTCATTTTACTAAATGAATCATACGCAACTCCTTGTATAGCTCCTGATGGTAATGATATGACTTTTAGTTCATATTTCCCATACATTTCATCCATTTCACTATCTTTACCAGGGGTTGTATTATATGTGTTAGATAATGGTTGAGTTGATGGTGTTGCTGGTTGTTGGTTATTAATATTAATATTAAGTGAGTTTATTTTAATTTGTAATTGATTGACAATATTTTTAGAGACTCCTAACATTCCATCAACAATTATTAAAACATCAGTATATGCTTCTAGTTTTTTATCTAAGTCCTTTTCTCTATCATCATCTTCTTCCTTAGTAGCCATATAAATAGAAAAAGTAGGTTTAATAGGAGACGGTGAAGCTAACTCAGCGCTAGCTGTTTTAGCTAATGTTTGTTTTTTCTTTTTAATAATACCTCTTATCACTCTAATAGCCGATACACCTATTCTAAGAAATTTAAGTATTAAAGAAATAGCATCAACAGTCTTTTTTAAAGATGTCATTGCCTTCTTTAAATTATCTACTTTTTGATCAAAGTTTTGCTTAAATATATCATAATTACCTGGCTGTATAGGTACAAATGTTATTGTTCCTCCTTGTATATCAACACGTCCTTTTTGTTTTAATTGGTTAGTTGTTGATCGAACTAATGTATTAATTAGTCTATCTGATATAGCGTCTGTATTAATAAGTTTAAGAAATAATGGTGTGGCTATAGCTAATATAGTACTTTTTAATTCAGCAGGTGTTTTATCAGATTTTTTAGATACTAAACTTACAACATCAGCTGGGTTAGTAGGAGATAAATTAGCTAATTTTTCAGTTGCTTGTGATTTAATACCGTCAATTTTTTCTTTATTTAAACTACCTGTACTTGATAAATTCGGAACACTAGGTATAGACGAAGTGAGTGAACTTAATTGAGTTGGGTTTAAATTACTTGGTATGTTTGGTATAATAGTCATTATATAGTGAATGAGTTTTTAGATTTAAACCTATAAAAATTACTTTTAGAAGCAGATAATTTACCTTTTAAATAAGTAGAAGCTATTTTTAATGAGCGTATACCTGTTAAAGCAGGTAACATATCACTATAAGTGTTTAAAGCATTAATTATTTCAATTAAAATTTCTTCCAATTGATCAGCTTTAGTGATTGGTTCTGGTTTACCATAACGTTCTAATCCAAGTTGCATTCTAGGAGCGTTAACTAAGAACATATTTTGCTCATTATCACTATCAATATTTCCAACATCAATTGTTACTTTATCTCCAGCTGATAAGTTGATATAACGTCTAGAACTTATAAATACATCATTAGAACGTGAGTTAAAAACTAAACGTCCTGATGATAATACTATTTGTTCACCTGTGTATGTATTTATGCTTTCTGCCATTATTTTCGTTTAATTATTATTAATTTAGAAGTATCAATGTTAGTAAAATACCCATTATCATCTAAATCAAGGGGGAGTTTTTTTACTGAGTCGCCTAAATTTCCTCCTACTAAATATGCTTTTTTTCCTTCTATTTTATAAACAACATCACCATGACTAAAATAATAATCACCTCTTCTTGGGTTTGTTAGTACATCACCAACTTCTATTTTTATTTTAATATCTCTCGCTAGGTTGTCTCTTAGGTTAGGAAGTGGATATAGAGACCATAAATTAGACCTATTTTCAATATTATATTTGTAATGACTAGCTCCATTTGCACCCTTAGGAAAAGTATTATCAACTTGATTTACTAACCATGATATAAAATAAGCACTCCATGGAACAGCATTAGATCTAAGTTGTCTAGCCATACCTACATTTCCATCAGCATATTTCAAAAGAGCATCCCATAATTGTTTTTCAATACCTGTTGTAGCACTTTCACTAGCTTGACTTTCTTTATATCCTCCATTGTTCCATAAAGCTATTTCTTGCTCAGCTAATTGAGTTAATCTAGCGGCGTTAACTGGGTTTGTACTTTTTGCTATGATGTTAGTGTTACCATTTAAAGCGGTTATAACTTTATTTCTTTCAACTATAGTATAATTATTACCTGTGAATCCAGCTCTTCCAGCATTAGCATCTCCACCTCTTCCTCTTCCACCACCACCACCACCTCCAGTAGGAGGAGGAGCGGCTATAACTCTATTACCACCACCTATAGTTGGTAATGTTGGTGGGTTAATTTCTTCAGCTCCTTCATCATCATTATCAGTTTCATATAAAACTTCTTCAGGATCTTTACCTGGTAATTGATCTTGAACGATTGGTGTAGATATATAATTTAAGGTATTTCTTTCATCAAGTCCAAATGGATTAACTATTTTTATATTTACATTACTTATATCTTCATTACCAAGATCGGGTGTAGTAACTTCTAAAGTATCTGGTCCTTTTTCTGTAAATAGAGCTGATGTTTCATCATTAATAATAACACGTGTTATGTTTTGTAAATTTTTACCCTTAATAGTTATTATATCTCCTTTTTTAACTTTATTAGGACTAATAGACTCAATTATTGGTTTTTCACCTGTTTCTGTAGTTGGTAAACCACTGTTAACACCTGGCTGAGCTATGACAGTGTTTGTTGATTGTTGGATACCAAGTGATAATTGAGTAACATTACCTTGTTGGTCTAAAGTAACTTGTTTATTACCCATATAAACAATAGAGGTATTTTTATCAAGACTTGGATCAACATTACCTTGATAATATTCTTGACGTAATTGATCTAAATATTCTGGTCGTAATGACGCGTTAATGGTTAAATCATCACTCATTGATATTTTAGCCCCTAGCCTACTTTCTATAGAAGTATCACCAGGTTTTAAATTATTATAATATTGTTTTTTATTATCCATTATACCTCAAATATTTTTTTATTTTCTTTCCAATTACCTATAGATAAATATTCGTTAGCTTGAGTTAGCCCATTTGGAGCCCATGACCCACCATTAAAATTCTCAGTGTTACCTAAAGCATACCTTGTTATAGGTTTAGAACCTTTACCACCAAGTAAACGTATTCTAAAGGCTAATTTTCCACCTGTTCTTTCATCATTACCACCCGATTTAGACCATTGAGGATCTTCTACACCATTAGGTTTACGAAGTATATATTTTGGATTTTTAGATAATTCTGTTCGCATATAATAATTAATACCTGGTATAGCTAAATTTTGTCTAATAAATTCTTCAGGATTATTTATTACACTTGGATCATTAGCACTACTTATTTTTGTATTATATTCAAGAGTATATAACCAACACCTGTATTTTTTAGTTATAGGTTCTTGTAGTATTTCAGCTCCTAAAACCATACCTATATGTCCTGTATTGTTTTGGTAAGTGAAATTATAAACAGCACCTTTCCAATTTCTTATAGCTTCAGCTTTTATTAATCCATTATCTGTTAAGTAACCTTTTTCATCATAATCAAAAGCATCACGGAATGTTTTAATATCTTTAAATGTACTTCCGACTATTAATTGAGAACTAGAACTTCCAGGAAATCCTCCAGTATTACTATATATATTACCTTTTTGAGGGTTACAAGCAGTAAACGCTGCTGTAATACCCATAGCACAAAATAAATCATCAGGACCCTCTGTTATTTTTAATATTGCTGAAAACATTGGTGACCATTTATGAAACCAACCATTAGTTCTTTGGTAAGTTAATTGACCATTGCGTTTTATGTTAGTGAGAGGCGGCATGTTTCTATTAGGAACACTATCTGTATTGTACAAATTAGGATTTAAATTATTATAAGCTCCTAATTTATTTTCAGATATAATAATTGGGGGGATTGGTGAAGGTAAAGGAGAGAATAAAGTAAGTGGATTTGGTGCAAAATAATTTGTTGGATTCATCAAAATAGCTGAATTTACAGCATTTTTTGATTTACATGTGGATATTGTATATAATTCAAGATCATTTAAAGCCTGTACCTTTGCCATAACTTTTATTTAAGTGATATTATCAATACTATAAAAGAAATCATTAAGTTCCTTTAATTGTTCTGGAGATAATGTACCTTCAAAACCAGATCCTTCACCATTGTCTCCATTACTATTAAGCCAAGCACTATTATCATATGAGTATTCATCATCAGGTAATGTATTTTTATTAACAGGAAGAGGAATAAAATTTGGTTCATCTAATGAAGTACTAACTCCAAATTCAGGAGATGCCACATTAGATTTAACATTTATAGAATCTTGATTTACATTACCTGCTTGATTAATATCTACTTGATCAGTGCCTACAAAAAAATAAGATCCTTCCTCATCAGGATTTAAAGCAATATTACCTTGATAATATTCTTCTCTAAGTTGATTTACATACTCAGGTCTTCTAGAGGTTGTTAGTAGAACATTACCTTTTGAATCCATTAATATTTTACTACCTTTTCTAGATTCAATTGATTGTTCATTGGGTGATAAGTCACTATAATATTGTTTATTATCCATTATAATTTGCCTCCATAATTTTCAAAAAACCATTTAGGTATAAGATCATGATTAAACTTATTATTATCTGTATAATCTCTTGGGGGAGAAATAGGCTGTATTAGTTCTGTTTTCACAGGTGTTTGTACATATATAGCATTAGCTCCCATTTGCTTAGCAGCGATTATTTGATTTGATTTAATATTACCTGATCCTACCCAGTTATTGGGTCTATAAACCATTATTACATTTGGTGATTTATAAGCTCCTTTAGCGTCAGAAGCACTAGTTGATGGATCAATTAAACCAACAAAATTATATTTACGTTCTCTAGCTGCTTCCCAAGCTTGATATCCACCTAATGAAAAACCTGATACTGATGTTATATTATATCCAGCAAAAGTTTCTGATATGAATTTTATAGCACCTGCTAATTTAATATTTGATTTCCATGAATCAGCAAATACAAATACTTTATTTGACTTAAATGTAACAGATACTTTATCTTCCATCCATGATGGAGTAGCATAATACATACCTCCAAATACTAAAGCTAAATTTTTAGATGTATTAGCTTTTGGTATAGTAACAACATATCCTTTAGGTACAGTTCTTCCATTTGGAAGTTTTGAATTAGCTTCATATAATGTATAACCATTAATTTGTGGAGCTAAAGATATATTACCTGATTCTTCATTGTTAATAAGAGAAAAACCAATATCTGATGTTAAATAGTCTTGTTGTGAAGGAGCAACTTCAGCAGGGACAAATGAAAATTCAGGTGTCCTTACTAATCCATTTTCAGATAGTTCTCCTAGATTAGATATAGGATTTAAATAATAAACAGTTTTAGTATATTGTTCACCTATTAATCCTGATTCAAAACTAGGAGCGGTAAATAAAGGTACAACATCATTTATTTGAGGTAATGTTATATTATCTTTGTAAGATGGAATCGCATTACCTATTTTACCAGTTCCAATATTGTTTTCTAAGACATCATATTGAATAGATCTATTTGATGGATCGATAAAAATAACAACACCGTAAAAAAAAGGAGAGGTATTTCTAATTATATTACTAGTACTACCCCCAGCCATTCTAGGAGTAGGTGTAAATGTTTTATTTGATCTAGTTGTATTAGTTCCCATTTCCTAATTGTTTAGGCTCACCTATTTTAATACCACTAATTTCTTGGAATAACAATTCTTTATCACGCTCACTTAATATACCTCCATCACCACCATCACCAGGTCCAGCAGACATAGCACGTTGAACAATACCTGCCATTTTAATTAAGGCGTCATCGTTCTTAACAGCTATTTCCATATACTCTTTAAGTAATGGAACAAGCATCATTGCATCACCAGGCTCTTGAATCATTGGTTTGAGCTGGTCGATTAATGATTTAATTTCCTTTTCCTTACGAGTTGCGTTTTTATATATATCCTCTAGTAAGTTTGAGAAGGTTTTGTCTTTAAATATAACTTGGTTAAAATCCATATTAGTGTTTGATATAAATATGGAAAGTGCAAAGAGTTACAGCGCCATTGTGATACGTCCGTGTTCGTAAAACTCATTATACTTACGAACATATATTACTTTTAGACGTTTTATAATTTTAGTTATTTGCGGTGTTGACGCTTCAGTCATTTCCTTAATGTAGATGTATAAAGCTTTCTTATTGAATATATCTAAGTTTTCACTTTTTCTAAATAATTCCATAATAGCATCTGCTATTTGGGCATCACGTTGTTTAGGGAATAAAACAAACATGTTATGGTCAATATATTTAACAAACTGCTTCATAAATGAAACAGGTTGAATATCGTGAGCTGCCTCACTAACATTAACTAGATCAATTAATATTGATTTATCCTCATCAACAGCTTCAACAGGTGCCTTATCTTTTAGCTTCTTGTAGTTAGCATTGTTGTATAGAATAAGATAACGTTTAGCAATAGTACCGAAATAAGAATAAGCCTTACCTTTACTTTGATTATAAAGATGTAATTTTTCAAGTAAAAATGCTACAACCTCATGTTGTAATTCTGGTATTGTATCTACTTCAGTATAGTAGAATTTAAAAGTATGAATGATATTCTCAGCTAACTTATGAAACGCATAATTAATTTTTTCATTAAAAAGTTTATTTCGTTTCTTAGGACTTTTTAATTTTAAATACTCAACAATAGCATCCTCAGTTTCCTGAGTGAAATAATTAATTGACTGTTTTGGTTTGCGTTTACGGACAGTCCCCTTCTTCGTTAGTAATACTACTTCTTCACTCATCTTAGCTTCTCAAATAATGGTTTAACGAATCTTGAATGTTTTGTAAGTTACGGAAGAAGAAACCAATTTGATCATCTGATTTAAAAGCATCAGTTAATTCAACTTGAGAAAGTTGTCTATTTGATTCTTCAACTATCGCGGATACACTATCAATAATAATTTTTTGTTTAGCGGCGATTTGCTCTAATTTAGCTACTTTACTATTTAGATTCCAAATAATGTAACCAATTACAGTGGCTACCCATAATACGATTGCTATAATTCCTACTATCATATATTTTTCATTAGTTCAGCTAAAGCTGGGTTGGCCATTGTTTTAAGAGCCTTCTGCTTAACAGCTGAGTTATTTTTATTTAATTTAAAGTTACTTTCTTTCTTAGGTGCTTCTTGTTTTGGGCCTAGTAGTTTTGGTAACCATTCCTTTTCAAACTCAATTCTAGCCGCCATTAAATCCGCCTGATGTAAAACATATACAAGTGAAGTACGAGGTTTAGTTTCTGGTGTGAAACCCATTAAGTAAGCCTTATTTGATTCATCATATAGTCCATCATGAGTTCTGA